AAATCCCACACAATCTGTCTATCCACCGATGGGCGGTTGTTGATTCCCTAGTAGATCGGCGTATAATGATGTTCATGGGCAGCGAGCCCAGACAACCCAAAAGTAAATCATCATGACGGGTGTCTATCGCTACCTTGACGAAGACGAAGAATAATCCGACGGACGGTATTGACAATGGAAGGGACTCGGGATAGAATCCCTTCCATAGTAACCAATCAAGGAAGCATCAAATGAAAGTCATCACCCAGAACGGTAACAATGTCCTTACCGCCCACATCTTCAAGGCCCATGAGCTGGAAGAGGGTTCCCAGTGGCTTTCCATGAAAGGGGATGAGGTGGTGACCTTGGAATGGGTTGAATGCGACAGGGTTGTGTATCGCTCCAATAACGGGTCAAGCTTCAATCAAAGCGTGTTTGCCTTTCAACTAGCCTATAACCTGATTGTGAGATAATCAACAAATGGTCAAGTATACGAAAACCGAAGTCATGCGGGCTCTGAAGGATTATAGCAAGCGTGGCCAGAAATGGGCGCGGCTCCTTCTCCCCATCCTGAATAAGGAGTTCGCGGATAAGAAGACCGATGATGCCCGTAACTGGGCCATCAGGCTTTCCCAGTCAATCGTAAAGAGCCGCCTCCCCATACTCAAGCTCACGGTCGACAAGATGAAGCACGAAGACTTCATCAAGGCATTGAAGAAGATCGAGCGGAAGGCAGACCTATATGCCGACTGGTGGGTGGACGTGGAGGAGACCGAGTTTGAGACTGACTTCGAGGTCAAGCGGGACAATATCGGACGGATGTATACAATCAAGAGTAAGACAGTCTCTGGATGGAACGGCGCAATCTACTATCAACCCCTGCCAAACAAATTGGAGGACTCGAACAATGCTGAATCAGGACAAAGCCTTTAATCGACTGGTTGACTACATTCGTAGTAATGGCGAAGAGGTAGAGGTTGACAGTAAGGAGCTGGCCCTCTACAATACTGTCAGTATTGTGAAGCTTGATGACCTGTACGCTATTTCTGATCGGGATGGCTGGAGGGATGTCGTGACACAATACTATCCACATGCCGCATGGATGGTTACGCAAAGCCCTGCCACGGGGAAGGGCTACGAATACGTCTTTATCACAATCGAGCCCGAAGAATTCGAGGCCCTCGCAATGGGAGTGCTGGCATGACCGAAGCCGAAAACAAACTATTGATGGATATTGCCGAAGGCAAGTCCAATGAGCCCATGCCGTCCCACTGGGTTGAGAAATTCGACCTATCAGAGGACGATAACAGGAACTGGGACTATGTCAAGCGGATCGGCCGCGTGCTATACCTTCATGAGGTCTTTGCGGTTGCTATCCTCGGACTAACCCGCGATGAAGCATTGATCATGGAATCCATGAATGACGGTATGCACTGGACGGCTGAGGACGATTACTATATCGTTGACCTGTTCTGCACCAATATGGTTCCATTGGACGCGGTGCCCCTTCTTTTCAAAACGGCTGGAATCGATACTATTAGATATCCTATCAAGGATGTCAAAGAGGAGCGTAGGAAGTAATGGAAGAACAGGAACTAGATCAGGAACCCGCATTTCAGGCACAGCCACAGGAAGAGAAAGTCTTCATCGTGCGTAGGGGTGAGCCCGAGTATGTCCTAAAGACTGTAGCGGCTATCAGGAATCTGAATTCTGGTGTAGGAAATGCTTTGATCATGCTGAATGCATGGTGGGTTGAGGCTGACCTTGCCCACGCTGCGCTAGTCGGACGATGGACGTTCCAAGGCGGGTCGTATCGCGCCGACATCATGACCCCGTTCAAACTTGATGAAGACAGGGCGCTAGAGCTTTTCGAGAAATACTGCCTTGACTTTGACCTAGATGAGGTAGAAGGGTATGAGAATACATATTAATTATCTCGCATTGAAAAAGTGGCCAAAGGATTATCAGGTTGTATATCATATCCACTGCTACACCCTGTTCCCACTGTTCATGCTGCTACTGTTCCGCCCAACACCACCCATGGGGCTGGTGTTGGGTGTTGGGATCGGTTGGATTCTGGCCGAGTATGTTAAGACCTTGATCGGTTTCTTTTGGCAGTCGGCGGAAGGCGGGAAGGTTCGGACGGTCTATGTCTTGGCTGCAGTGGTTAAGGCTTGCTTCGCCGCGCCCATGGTCTCGATGATTAATAGTTCTGCCAGTAGCGCGCTATTGATCATTCTAGCGGTTGCTGCAACCATAGCGTCATCATGGGAAGATATTGAAATGTCCGAAGAATACCAGATGCGAACTCGGAAATGATTGAATACGTCGTCTCTTTGTCATTATCTTTGATGACTGGCCCAGCGTGCCCTAGCGGGTGTCCCGTCCTCACAGGGAAGGATACACCGCTAGGGGTTCACACGGCCCGCCAGATGGATTATATGGGAATCGGTTTCAAGGAGGACGGGAAAGGTGGGATGTTTGCCATCCATCCAGTCTGGACCGATGAACGGCAAAGGAAGCTTTCTGGCGAAAAACGGAACTTTGTCACAGCAGGTTGTATCAACGTAGACTATAATACGTTCATCAAACTACCAAAGCGGTCTTTCCGCTTAAGGATTGAAAAATGACCCGCTGGACAATGAACCGCGAACAAGTCCTCTTTGACCACCTATGCCCCTTGCATATGGGTGAAGAGGACTACCGCGAGCTGATGAATAGTCTTGCATTGTTCTTTGATGCAACCAAAGCCCGCAATGACGACAAGCAGGACACCCTGTTCAATCAGAGACTTTTCCGCCTCCCCTACAGTGAGCTACCACTACAGCACCTGAAGCATGGGATTCGGAAGGTTTCATTCGGAATCACGTGGTTGCCTATCAGCGGCCCATCCCTGATGGTTGAATTCACGACGGCGCTGGTCTACCGTAGACTAGTCTCGTATCAGCTCTACTAAATCAAAAAAAGCCCCCTTTCCAATCGGATCGGGGGCTTTGTCGTTTGTTAAATACTATCAATATCATTCAAGGATTCTATCTACCATGTCTTCTTCAAAACCCGAGAACCGCGAGGAGTTCATTAACTGGTGTCTGCGCCGTCTTGGTGCCCCTGTGATTCGTATCAACGTTGCACGGGATCAGGTGGAAGATATTGTAGACGCGGCGCTACAGAAATTCCACCGCGAGCACTATAACGGCTCCATCAATCTGTATCTGCCAGCCGAGGTAACAGCTCAGGTCAAGCAGGATCGGTTCTTCCCTCTTGACAAATCCATCATTGCAGTTGAGCGTGTCCTAGAGACCACTAGCGTTTCAACTGGTCAATTTTCGGCCGAGTATGGTCTGATCAGCAGCACCTATCCTTTCGCACTGAAGGGAAGTGGGTTGGCCTCCTACACCATGGCGATGCAATATCTGCAGACCCTACGGGACGTGACCTCTGGCCGTTTCAAAAACCATCGGTTCAATATGCGAATGAATCGCATGTTCATTGATACGGACTGGTCTCAAGTCCCCGAAGGCCGTATCTTTGTGGTGGAGGCAACCCGTGCCCTAGACCCCGATGAGTTCACTGATATCTGGGACGACCAATGGCTGAAACGTTACGCAACCTGTCTGATTAAACTTCAGTGGGGTAACAACCTTAGAAAGATGCAGAACGTCCAGCTAGTAGGTGGCGTGCAGATTGACGGCCTACAGATTGTCACTGAAGCTAACGAGGAGCTACGGGACTTGGAAGCCGACATCCTTCTATCCGAGCAGGAACCCGTGATGCCGTTCATGGCATAAGGAGACCGCTATGGCTGTCAATAACTATTTTGATCATGTCACCCAGCGCAATGAGCAAGACCTCTACCATGATCTAGCCGAGGAGATGATTCAGCTCTCGGGTATCGACGTTCGGTACATCAAGGTCGAGAACCTACGGGCCGAGAACTATGATCCAGTCTTTGGTGAAAACCGATTCGAGAAAATGAACGGGGCCGTGACCATTGAAATGTATATGAAGGACTTCGAGCAACCCCTAGGTGGCGATAACCTTTACTCGAAGTTCGGCTTTACTCAGGCCCATACCTGTACATTCGTCGCTGGCGTCCGTCGGTTTGGTGCCGTCATGGGAATGCGGCCACGGGAGGGCGATTACATCTATATCCCCGAATGGGATTATCTGGGGCCTGATGATGTTTTCCGTATCTCCAAGGTAGACTTCGTGGACGCACAATGGAAGGCTTTGGGTTCCCCCGTTTACTATTTCATTAAATGCGAACGCGCCAAATTCACCCATCAGGATGTCGATACTGGTATTTCTGATCTTGATGAAGACGCAGTTAGAAAAGAGATGATGGACAGGAATGACGATACCGACCCGCTGGAAGAGTTTGGGAAAGCATTCATTGATTTTTCTGAAGATAACCCATTCGGGACGGCTTGATTATGCTAGGACACGCACCATTCTATCACAGTCATATTAAGCGTTATGTCGCCATTTTCGGGACACTCTTTAATGACATTTCTATTATAAGGGAAGGAAAAAATGGGGACAAAAAGACTATCAAGGTACCGCTGTCCTTTGTGCATAAAGATAAGGTATTGGAGCGGTTACAACAAAATCCGAACCTTAAAGAGACGTGGAATAATTCTTTTCCGCGCATGGCTTTTGAAATGGACTCTCCGACTTATGATGGCACTCGAAAGGAGGGTTCTTCGCTACAAACGATGCGTAAGGCTGATGGGTCTAAAGCACGGTTTCAGTTTTCGCCAGCGCCGTACACTATCCCGTTCCGCCTCGTAATATTCAGTGTGAAGCTAGAAGACGGTCTTCAGGTGCTAGAGCAAATCCTCCCCTTCTTCCAACCTGAATATGCCGTCTCCGCAAAAGAAATTCCCGATATGGGGATCGACCGCGATATCCACGTAGTTTTAAATTCCGTCAGCTTTACGGATAACGTGGAAGGCGACTTCACCGAATCTAGACTCATTGAATGGACCCTAGACTTTTCCCTTAAAGGATATTTCTACGGGCCAGTCGCTGATAAATCCATTATTAAAACCATTGATATCAATCACTGGTTTAACCCACAGATGGAAGGGGTTCCCGCGATTAATTACCACGCGGAAGGAACCCCGCCCGATACCATCACTGAACGTATCACGGAAAACTGATCATGTTTGAGAAGCTCGAAGAGACCTTTAACCTCATGCCGTCGCCTGTTGTCTCTCCACGGACCGATGTTATCGAAGAGGCCAATATCGTTGTCAAAGACGATAAGCCCGTCGTCCCCGATGATGACGCGGAACGTGATAAGAGGGATCGGGCGATTGCACGGGAGAGCATGAAGAATGCTCTGGCCACGGGGGAGAACCTTCTAGAGCTTCTCGAACGGGTTGCAAAGGGTTCCGAGCATCCACAAGCGTTTAGTGTGGCCGCCAATCTCATCAAAACGATTACGGACACCGCAATGAAAATCCATGAGGTGAGCGGCGGCACGACACAAAAAGAAAAAGCCGCCCCTGAGAAGGAGGCGGCTCCCGTGGTGTCGAATCATCAACACCTACATGTCGGCTCAACAGAAGACCTGATGAAGTTAATCAGAGGTTCCAAGTAATCTTCTTCGTGGTATAGAGCTTCATACCAGCAACCCCTAGCAGGGACTGGACGGCTGCTTTATCCACGTCAGCACCTGAAACAAGTTCATAGGAGTAGTCTTGATAGAAGCTACTGTCATGAATCATCGCATGGTGGGTGGATGGTGCCGACCTTAATTCGGTCCAGTAGTGACCGTTATGAAACACAGCTTGTTCCAAGGCGATACGGGTATTCTTTACCTGTATCGCCTTTTTCGTTGGTGCTACCGTATTCTTGACAATGGACGCGTGCTTGATCTTGCCCATATTGGAATCAAATACGGGCGATAGCTTCGCGTTCTTTCCTTCTGCTGATTGAACGGTTAGCGTCACGTCCCTGTCATTGAAGCCCCAGCCTCTACGGTCAATGGATACGCGGGCGATGGCACCTTGAGGGGAAACGGCCGATACCCGACCACGGAAACCACTGCCAAGATGATTAGTGGTCAGCTCTACCACGTCATCAACCTTATAACCCGTACCGCCGCTCATAACCGTAACACTCATGACCTTACCGTAGTGGACTTGATCGACCTTGAAGGTCAATCCGTCCACGGTAGCGGTTTCCCCATCCTTCCAATTGATTGATGATTCAATCTCGCCAATTGAATACACGGGTTGAATTGATACCGTGATACCTTCCGACGTGATGCCATCCGTGAGCTGGGATTCTTGTCCGTTACCTGATAGCTCTAGCGCATACAGGTCACCGCTTTTCATTACGGACTCGACAAGCCATCCCTTGATATCATGACCCACTAGATCAAATGGGTTCCCTGTTACCCGTTTCACTAGCATAACCTTATGGTTGGACCACACGGCATCCGATGGTTTGAAAACGCGGTCCTTTGGATTGCGTACCTGCACCGATTGACCATAGGCGGCCTGATAGAAGATTCGGTAGCTCTCATCCGTACCCTTGACGCTGTAAATCTCTTTCAGATGTTTGGCTACTAGGCGGAAGTCTGCTTTAGCATCTACAGGGAAGTTGGGAGCATAGACCTCCCTGAATTTGGGGAGCAGCTCTGCGGGCACCAAATCAATATCGTTTGCCAGCTTCATGGCCTCGAAGCCTAGGTCTGCACCGTGGGTAGCAGACCACTTGTAGTAGGCTTCCATGAATGAAACGAATTTGCGATGATCTTCCTGTATGAATTTTGGCAGCGCAGCCACCTTTTGGGAGACGGCCCGTGCCGAGACGTTCAGTTCACTCATTCTACCTTCAGCTCCACAGATAGGCGGTCCTTGTTCAGCACTAGGGCCGTAGCAAACCCCGTGTAAACATCATCGATTGCTGGCGTGACAAACACTTCCAATTTCTCGGCTGACGTCTCGCGGATGGATGACGTGTTAACCACGAGCTTTCCTGTCTTGTAATCAACCGTACCTACCTCAGTCGTGCCGATATAGAGCTTACCTTCCTTATCGGTTAGTGACTGATATTCCGTGCTACCTGTTAGACGGACTAGCGAAGACTTGATGCTACCCTTGTTGATCGCGTTTTCAAATTCGTAGGTCAGCGTGCCAGTAATGGGTTGCGCCATTGACAGGGTGTAGTCGGCGCGGACCGATACGATTGCCCTACTATGACCTTTGATATCGGATACCAGATTGGAATAGTAGAAATCGCGGTCGAAGATTCCGAATCCTTCATCAAAGTGGCGCTTGACAACCTCTTTAATTTGAGACGTGAAGTTGCCTAGGCCGTTAACGCTGTTACGACGGATGACTGCGGTAATGTTCAGGTTCAAACCTACGAATTTTGGATCGATTACTACGGGAGTAATGCCGATGACCGAACGGGCTTTTAGCTTCCGCTCAATGTCGCGGCGGTTGGCTTCCGTTAGTTTCGTTAGCGAACGTGGGATGATTGAAACGAACACCTTCCCGAACTGCGGAGGGGTTGCTTCCTCGCCGCCCCAGACCGCTACACTTTTTGCATACGGGTAAATGTCATGGGTGACGGCTGCATAGTCATCTTTCGTCACCGCCCTGTTCTGGCTTTGGAAATATCGAGGCGCGTTCAGCTTGATGGTACTGGTGGCTTCTGGATCAGCGCCGCCCGCACTGTTGGCCACTACTGAGATACGGACATCCGCGTTCTCATATCCGTCAAATGAACCCACCAGAGAGAAGCGGGAGAAATCATTAGCGTCTGGACCGTTGGTTTCCAGATATTCAACATAGACGATGCCGTTCAGCGGAGGCCGTTTACCGAAGACCCCGTCCCCGAATTTAACCTCATAGTTGCCGCCGTCGGTCTCGTAAACCCAGTAGGCTGGCGTGTCGGATTTAATGTTAGCAAGCCCGCTGGCCTTCTCGTATACCGTATACTGGTTGGCAGTCTGATTATCGTAGACAGCCATGCGGATGGTGGACGTATCGATCTTGGTGCTTGGGATGATATAGCGGCGTTCATCCGAATCAACCGTGAAGCTATAGCCTTTCAGAATCCCCTCAAAGACCTCAACGGCATCGTTTTTGTAGAGCCCGTTGCCATCGCCCTGTAGAACATGTTCTTGCAGGGTAACGAACGTATACTGCTGGCGGTCACTCTTGACAGTGAACCGTGCGCCGCGTGGTAGCACCAGTGAAGCTACATGCTTGGATGGATCATTGATGCTTAGGGACAGAACAGCACGGGAGGCCGTCGCACTCTTCGGGGTGTAGCCTAGGAGCTTTGCGCGGGAGACGACGTTAGCGCGGATGATCGCAGTATCAATCTCCGCTTCATTGGCCAACATGTTTGCCAGATACGCATTGTTCTGACTGTTATATGCTAGTAGGTCTAGGATAGCGTTTAGACCCGAGCCCTCAAAATTATAATCCTTGAACTCGTCCTGCTGCTTCAGGAATTCCTTTAGAGATTCCTTAATCTCGCTGAATTCCATTGATGTTAGATTAACTTGTGCCATGATGGTATCAGCGCGTCCTCTCAACGAATACGGTTATTTCTTCCTGTCTGTTCAGTTCGATGATCTTGAAGTAAATCGTGACCTCAAGACTGTTTTGATCATCCTTCTGGTAGATGTTTATCTGCTGAACCTCCACGCGAGGTTCATACTTGTCCACCATTTCATGAATTTTAGCCCTGATGAATTCAGCGGTAAATGGGCTGAAGTTCTCAAACAGGGAGCCCCTGATGTTCGTGCCTTTATCAGGATTGAACGGGCAATCATATAGGTCGGTCTGGACAAGGTTGCGAAGACTCTTCTTGATGGCCTCAACATCCGTAGCGGCGACGATATCGCCCGTAAGCGGATGCTTCACAAAATCCAGATTGATATCTCTGTAGACGTATCTCTTTCCCATTGTAGACCGACCTGTATGGTTTACTAATAGGGATATTTAATTCATCGATTCATTGGCGATGATCAATGCCTTAACGAAGTCGGACCGCACGATATCTTCAGGATGGAACGTGATATGGCGGAACCAATCAGGCATCTTGTGGGCTAGGGATTCCAACCAATAGAAGGCCGTCTTCTCTTTCTTCAGGTCGGTTTGTCGCGTATCGCCGCACAGGATGACCTGAGTATTTTCACCAACGCGGGTCAGCACGCTGTATAGCTCCTCCTGATTCATGTTCTGAAACTCATCAACGATAATGCAAGCATTGTCTAGGGTGATACCGCGAACATAGCTGGTCGTGATGAATTGGATCATGTCCTTCTTCTTCAGAATCTCCCATGCCGCGCCGTTCTGACATAGTTCATTCACGATCCCTACGTAGGGTAATTGATACACCGCTTGCTTTTCCTCTACCGTCCCAGGCAGGAAACCCTGATCCCGTGTCGGCACCGTGGAGCGAACAATGATGATCCGATCCTTCTCCTTTTCAAACAGGTCTTTCAACGCGAGATAGCAAGCGACGTAGCTTTTACCAGTCCCCGCGCTACCTGATGCGATGACGTTCAGGTCATCCAAGTAAGCGTCCATCATTGCTTTCTGGGCAGCCGTGCGTGATTGAAGCTTCGTCAGTTGGAAGGCTTCGCGCTTCTGGCTTTCGGTCTTGCGGCTTTGTTTTTGGCGCATTGAGTGTCTCCAAAACAATTAAGGGGTGTTAGGAATTAATCCCATCACCCCTATTTTATACCGCTTTCATTCATTCTGCAACTTTTGACAAATGGCGTGGAGCTTTAGCGCATACTCATTGCTGATGCGGAGCCGCTCCAACTGCTGGTCTGCCTCATCGGCTAGTTTGAAAAGTCTTCGAGTAGCTGTCTCCGAAAATGCCCAGTCGGTGGCAGGGCTTCCGTTACTGCTGTTGGGGGTGCTGGTAGCTCCACCTTTGGCTTTGTTACTTTCGGCTGTTCTGGCAGCTTCTGCAGCTTTCCACTTGTCGCGCAACCTGAGACCGTCAGAGATAGCGCGCTCAAGGCGAGCAGCATTATTACTAGCTTGCTTAGTGGCATCACGGTATTTCTTCTCCAAATCCGTATTAAGTCTGGAAAGTTCGGTCTGCGCCTCAATGGCTTTCTTATTAACTGCTTCAATCTCGGCAACATGCTGGGCGTGCTGCTTTTCCAGTTCCTTGATATAGTATTCCTGCTGTCGTTGTTCGCGTAGGGCTTGCTGGCCGTCCTTATATTGAGCCGTGAAATATGCGGACGTGGCGGATGATGATAGGATGGCTAATGCCGCCAGATACCATCGATAGCGAGTAAGGAATGGCAGGGCTAGTCTGAATAGGTTTAGGATCATTTTGCACCTTCAAAGAAGGGGTCAATGAACGGCTTATACTTTTGCCGTCGTTTCATGAGGATATTTACAGGGTATTCGCGGTTTATTTCAAAGAACGACTTACCGTAACCCGAAACCTTAACCTTAGCCTTCAGTGATGTATTCTCAACGTTCCCGAACCACAGTTTATCATCGCAACCCTTGGTGTTACGGCAGATACGCTGGTCGGCCTGTATACCACCTATACCACCATTGTAGGCCGCAAGGGCGAAAGCATAGCGGTCTAGCTCACTCGTGCTTTTGAAAATCCCATAGTTGCGTTTCATCATGGCGAGCAGACCCGTCATTTGCATTTCAGCACTATATGGTGAATCCCAGTTCCATTCCTTGAGGTCATCATCAAGCCCACGTGCCTCGGCCAAGGCATCGAACCTAGGGGTCATGGTATGTTGGCCAAGACCTACACCACGCTCCCTACTGGTTTTTAATTCAGCAAAACGGCTCCAGCACTTCTTGTGCGTGAGCGTGATACAGGTCTCCTGCTCGATCTGCCCAGCAATAGCACTCGGGTATGGGATATCTGGCCACTTCCGTTTCATGACCTCTACCAGCGTGTCCTTGTGGAACATGAAGTTCTGAGGAATCCCTGCAGGGGCTTTAGGGACTTCCTGTGACCATAGCGGACATGAGAATAGCACTAGCAGCACGACGGCCGCCAGTTTTGTTAGTAGACGTTCCATTTTGTTTTCCAAAAAGAAAAGCCCCAAGATCATCAATCAATGATCAAGGGGCTTTATTGTTTGGGGTCTAGCGAATAGCTTTAGCGGCTCAACGCAGCAGGTTGACGTTGACCACTACGAAAGTTGCAAGGACGATGCACACCCCAAGATAAACGATAGCTGCCGCGATAGGGTTCTCCTTTGCCTTGTTGGCAAATTCCATCATATGAATTTTGGGGAAGAGAACCCGACGGACAACGTGACTTACAGCAGCCACTACGATAACGACACTGGTGCTATTCAGTACCGCCGTTAGGAAAGCCATATTGCCGTCAAAGGTGAAGATGCGGTCAATCTGGCTGATTACCAGAAGGAATACGCCGAGGAATAGAAGGCGGCGCAGGTCACTATCACGAGATAGACCAATCAGCTTTTTCCACTGTGCTTCCATATTAGTATTGACTCCGCATCTTAGGATAGTGCTTGCGCAATTGATCGAACCTGTTCTTTAGATCGGTAGGAATTTTGTGCCCATGGTTAACGCCATTATAGGACATGGCCACCGCGCTGATATGGTATTCGTGAGGGGTGTCCTGCTGGCAATACTGGCAATACTCCGTGATTTGATCTTTGCGGTCGGCGATCTTGAACATCTTGTCAATCTCCGTACCGCATTCTTTGCAAGCGTATTGATATAGTGGCATGGTGTTATTTGATCAATGGTCGATAGTTCGCGTCAAGCAGCCGTTGAATCGTGCCGTCCTGATTGCGCACCGATGGAACAGGCATTCTGGATTGCTGCTGACCGCTACCGTTGTTAGTCGTGTTATTGTTATGTATGGTTACTGGAGCAATGATGGGTTGCATCATGGCAGACTGTTTATCCGCTGCCGTCTGCTCAATCCGTTGCGTTAGCTGCTCTAGATTCGTAACGCGGGTGTTCCCTGCGGCTACCCCTTGGATATCGGGCTTGACGATGTTAGCAGCAATCTCTGCGGCCTTAGCCGAATCGTCCAGTTTAGGACTCGGGTCACTGGACGGGAGCACCTTGTTAATTAGGTCACCTACAATCTCGCCGCCTTTCTCGCCTAGGAAGAATCCACCGATACCACCTAGCAGACCACCGATTACGGAACCTACTGGTCCACCAATGGCACCTAGGACTGCGCCTGCTTTTGCACCTGCTAGAGCACCTACGGTCTTCCCGCCGATCTTACTATACTCCGTAGTCTTCTGTTCTGACGATAGAGCCTCGTCCTGTGAGACCTGATAGGCTTCATATGCACTAAGGCCGACGGCTAGGGGGGCTCCTAGGACACGGCCAGCACCTTTCCCAACTGCTGCAATCTTTGACGTGGGCTTGACTGCTGCCTCCACACTCTTCGCAATCGCTGGCGCGGCTTGTGCTTCAGCAGAGACCGCACTCGCAAGCCCCGTAGTAGGAGCCCGTGTCTTTCCTAGGATTTTCCCAAGCTTCCCCGCAGCACCTTTTGCACCCAGACCCGCAGCACCAATTCCAGCAGCACCTAGGGCTGCACTTCCTAGCGTATCGGCGATGGCACCGATTAGCGAATTATCTTTGTCCTTCTGCGCCTTCGCAAGCTCGTCGGCAGTGTTTGAAACTACAGCACTTGCACTCTTTGATTCAAGTTCTGCCTCGCGTTCCGCTAACGTATCACGGCGCGTGTTCTTATCAATCTGGTCCAGCTTCTGGATAATGACACCGTTCAGCTCAACCAATTCTGCTAGGAATTCGTCATCATCGTCGTCAGTCAGCTCTTCCAACTGTGCTGGATCGATCTTGGCAACGGGATCGGGCATACCCTCCTCATCCCAGCGCATCATGACGGGCTCTTCGTTGTTATTGTTGACGCCGAACCGTTCCAGTAGGAGAGCTAGGTTCTCATTTGATTGCCCGAAGCCGTTCTGAATCTCATCCAGAATCTCGGAAAGAATTTCTTCCGATTCACCTTCGTCTTCTTCAATTTCATCTAGGGAGCCGTCAATATCCATCGCGGCGGCACTAGGTCCGTCGTCATCGTCGTATTCGTCATCTTCAACCCACCCACCTTGTGATGGGTCAAAGTCCTCCTCTTCCTCTTGGACCTGACGTGGCTTCTTCTCCTCTTTGGGTGAAGTCTGAGCTTCATTCTTCTCCCCCTTCTTCCTTTCCCTAGCCGCTGCTACCATATCCAGCACACTATTAACCCCAGAGGCTAGGGGTTTCGGCATCATGGCATTGACAACGTTCTG